TTTATTTTCTTTTGATTATATATCTACGTAATAACAATTTTCCAATTAGTATTAATTTTTTCCACCATTTCTTATGTAATCTTTTATCTTCTTTTTGAAAAAATTTTTTCATTTCTTGTGTAGATTTCCAAAAACAAAAAAACGGGAAATCATTTGAAATAATGTCGGCTATGTCTTTTTCAGACAACGAATACAGTTTTAATACTTTTTGGGTTCCAAGGTCAAAATCTTGAAGAGAAACTTTTTTTGTATCTCTTCCATCATATACTAAATAATATGAACCTCTCTTAATAACTAGTTTCTTTAAACTGAGGTCTTTAAATATATAATTTACAAAGTAATTCCAAATGTAATTATCTTCGAAGTCACTAAATATATAGATATTACCACCTTTCAGCATTTCCCTATCCTTGGTAATAACTTCATTTATATATTCCTCAAATTCTCTCTTCATTTCTGATGTAATTTTTTATGTATTAAGTGGTGATGGTAATCACATAGACTCCTAAGATTATTAGGGTCAAATGCCAATTCTTTCATTTCAAGTTCACTTGATGCAGTGAGTATTGGTTTAACGTGATGTACTTCTGTAGCTGGTGTTGTCTTTATCCCAAAACTTCCATCTTCATTTTGTGTAAATTCATCTAAACAGTCTTGGCAAAGAGGATGTGTTTGTAGCCAAGAGAGCCTTAACTTTCTCCAATTTGAAGTGTTATATAGTTTGGCTACAATCAGACTATTCCCCTTTTTCTCATAATTCTTAGACTCTCTTACTTTCTTTTTTCCCCTATTAATGGTTGGCATAAACAGCTGGGTCTAAGTCATATTTTCCTTTTATCTCAACAGCATCATTTGATACTGTAGTTCCGTCAGTTATTGGAACTTCTATTTCTATCTTCTTTTTTCTTCCCATTTCTTTTCTATAAGTATTTTGGTTTATTGGTTAAATCCCATTTATCAGTATAATCAAATTTCCAAGCGTTTTCTATATTGAAATAACAGACTTCCTTTTCTACATAAGTGTTATCAGAGCCACTGGTGGTTTTTGGGCAATACTGATAGCCTATTCTCTTTGGGCAGTGAACAGTATCAAATAAATACAGACTATTTTCATAAAAACAAGCATAGAAGCCGCCATTTAAGTTATATTTCTGTATTCTATCATCTATAGCTGTTATTTTATTGGTAGATATTAACATTTCATCATAAATTTTATTTCTTATTTTTATCTCGAATACATATTTTCTATCTTCTATTCGAGCATACATATCTACCTCATCATACCTATTTGTTGTAGGTATTATTTTATCAAACCCATATTGGGTTAAAACACTGGTTAATCTCTCTCTCCCATCATTCTCGTTTAATTCAAACTTGTCATTCATAGTAATTAAAAATATTTTTAATTTAGTTCAAGGTTAAAATCTTCGAAGTATCTCTTCGATAAATTTTTGTAAAGCATCTTGTCTTTGTAATTCCGTATTACTTTGCGGAATGTAATCTTTTACATCTTTGTATTCCTTATATATCCAATACTTGAAATAGCCAATATAGCCAATAAGGAATAAACATATTAAAATTAGTACAGTTATAAATACTATCATTTTTTCTCCTCCTTCTCTAAGGAATCTGTATCAATATGTAGTTCTGGTAAAACTACTTCTCTGTATATCCTTAGTTTTGCATAGTGATAAGCTACGTCACTATAGGTTTTTGGTTCATACTTCAGTTCTTTCCTATATTCTTTAAGCACATTCAGCCTAAAGTTAAGATGGTAGCCGATTGAAAGAACAAGACAAATGGCTAACAATAGTGTCAAAAGGTTCGTTTTCATAATAATGTTATTTTATTTATAAATAGTTAGTAATTCGAAAAAAGTTGGATTCTCAGCAACTTTTTTCCGTTAGAAGGTTTCTCTCTTCGATACCCTCATTGTAAATGTCAATTTCGTAAGTTTCCATAGTTTAAGTTTTATTTCATTGTTAAGGTTTTGAATGCTTCAGAGAAGCAAATTTATACATTTTCATATATAAGGCATTGGTATAGTTTTGTTGGTCAAATGATAACTCTTTCCGTTAAAAATGTTGGCTTTTGAGACAAAAAAGTGTTTAGGGATTTTTTGCCAACATTTTTGTGTTTTTCCTTCATTATATAAAAATAGTAATTTCAAAAATCCCATAAAAGAAAAAGCCTAAAAAAGTGAAAAAAGGGAGTTAAGAACCCTTTAAAACCTTACAAATAAGAAATTACCTTAATTAGCATAAAAAAAAGGGATTCAGAACCCCTTAAAACCTTATTACTGAGAAAGTACAGAAAATAAAAGTTTATGTTTAGTTTAAGTCAAAAATCAGAAAAATTTTTTCGATTACTTGGATATATTTTAATATTTCCATATATTTATATAAAAAGAAAATCTGAAAGGAGGTATTCAAAGTATCTAAAATTAGGGAGGGATTTTGTACTTTCTCGCTCCCTTATTATTGAAAAATGCTTCTGAAAACCCTTAAAAACCTTACTATATGAAAAACAAGTCAATCAAAAAGAAAGTTTTCCCAAATGGGAGAATAGAAATAGAAGATAAGAAGAAAGGTCTAAAGATTACGACCTACGGAACAAGTGATATTGTTTTTTGAAAAAAAAGGAGTTGAGAACCCTTTAAAACCTTACAAATAATAACCTAATAAAACCTTAAAATTATGTTTAAACACAAGTTTACTGGAATTATTTATTCTAATCGTAAAGAGGCTGTCAGAGTAATGGGACAAGGAAGATATAAGAGAGCATTAAAGAATTGCGAGTTTATCTTCGACTATGAGCCTCAAGAAGGAGAAACTGCTATTAATACAGTTTTCAGCAACAAAAACAAGTAAATCAATTAACCTAACAATTTTGTTATTTAAAACCTTAACTTTTTATGGAAATTAATAGGAATTTTGCTTTTACCCTTAACGTAAGTAGTGAGGGTTATGAAAAGAAAACAGATGCTATAGCTTGTCTTTCTTCAAAAGGAGCAGAAGCTATAGGTAGAAAGAAGATGTGTTTCTTCGAAAACACTTTAACTGTAGATGAATTCTTAGATTTGGCACAAAGTGGTCATTCATTCTGTGCTTTATATAGATTTGAAGAAGGCAAAAAATACTGGTACAGTAATAAGAAGGGACAGAAATATTGTGGTTATCCTTATTATCAGAGAGATAGTAAGACAGCTACAAAAGGAGGCTTAAAAATAGATTTTAAAAGGGATGAATATTTCTCTGGTAGCCAAGTGATATTTATTGATATTGATGATACTAAGTACACTGATATTAATGAGTATATAAGCCTTTTGACATTTAAGCCTACAATGGTTTATATGTCCTATAGTGATGGTAAAGAAAAAGGTGGAAAAATAAGTAGAAGATTTCATCTATGTTATGTATTCGATTCACTACTTAATAGTGATTATTTCAAATATTGTTCATCTACTCTTTCTGAGGCTTTAGTTAGAGATACTAATGAAGAATTGGAAGATAAATGTGGAGAGAAGATGTCTCAATATATGAATGGATGTTTTGGAAATTCTGAAAATTACAAAACTTATCATATTTATAATATTAATGATATAGAGATATATAAAGAGATAATAGAAGAAGAGAAGAATATCGTAGATGGAGAAGTAGAAGAGAATACTACTACATACTATAACGAATGGCAAAAAAATGGACAGCCTAATTCTGAGGTAGAAGAAGCCTTATATATTGAAACTACCAATGATATAGAAGATGCTGAAGAAATCTGTACTCCTTCTTTTGTAAATGATATGGAAAGATTAAGTTATGATGAATTTATGTACTATAATCGTCATAAGTATAATTATTTCTATAGAATGGAAAATAACGATTGGATTACAGTAAGTGATGGCGATTCTTCTTATCAGTATCAGTACATAGATGAAAACTACTTTACATTATACTATAACGTAAATAAGGTACAAGATGGTAACGAAAGAAGAAAGAAATTATATCAAAGAATGTGCCTTAGAAGAGTTATTAATCCTAATGTAGATGCAGATACTTTACTATTCAATGCTTATGAGGATTTGAATAGATATTTTGATAATAGTGGTGAAAATGGTGCTAATATTATCACAGTAGATGAATTAGTAAAGAATGTAGAATGGGCAATGTCTAAGACTATTGATGAAATAGAAGAGGATTTTTCAGATACATTAGAATATCTAAGGAGTAAAGCACCAAAGAGAGGAATAATCTATAAATTCCCACCAAAAGTATTTAGAAAGTTTGATGAAGAAACGGAAAAGTATAAGAATAGAAATAATATGTCCTTAGTAAATTCAGCAATTAAAGATGTTATCTGGGGATTAATAGGGGAATACTATGATTTAAATCTTTCAGTTAAAGAAAATCTATCTTTTCTTAAAGAAAATAACATCAATGTTAGCGAAAGAACTTTATATAGATTTTGTAAGGAAAATGGTATAAATACTAAAGGAGAAAAGGAAAATATAGACTCTCAGATGATGGAAGAGTATAACTTTAGTTTAAGTATAAGAGAAAACTTAGAAATTCTTAAAAATAAAGGATATAAAATATCTAGAGGAAAATTAGCAAACTTAGTAAAAGAATATAATAGTAATAAAGAAGATAATAATAGTAGTAGTAATAGTAATATTATTTATAATGTAGAAGATAACACTAATAAATCTACTACATACTATAACGATTGGCAAAAAAATGGACACCAAGAAAATGAAGTAGAAGTGTATTCTGACTATGACGATTGGTTTATCAGAATGGATAGGTTAAGAAATTCATTAAAGGTTTCGTCTTTTTGAAGTAGATAAACAATTTTGAAACTAAATCTATAAGATTATGAAGAAGAAAGAAATAACAAAATACATAGAAGATGTAAGGAAATACTTAACCGAAAAATACGGAGAAGTATATCCACAATGGGAGGCAATAATCTTCTTACTACAAGATAATTTAGACTTATACTTTCAGTGTAGGCAGTCTATAAAAGATAACGGTATATTTGATTCAGATACATACAAGAAGAACCCTTTACTCTCCACTGCTAAAGATATTCAAGCTACCATAATTAAGCAGATTCAGCATTTAGGACTCTCACCATATAGCGTAAGCAAAATCAATATAGGGGAAGAGGACGATACTGATGACTATATAGATGCTCTGTTAAAGGGAAAAGAAGATAAGAATAGTAATGAGTGTAGATAAAAAATATACGGAGTATGCTGAAGATGTCATTAGTGGTAAGATTAAGGCTTGTAAATATGTAAAACAAGCGTGTCAGAGATTTATTAGTTGGTTTGACAAATATGAGTTTAGGTCAGAAAAAGCAGATGCAGTAGTAAACTTCATATATAACTTAAAGCACTCTGTAGGAAAGCACAACGGACAGAATTTTGAGTTATTGGATTTTCAAAAATGGATTGTTTATAGTATATTTGGTTTTTATTATCCTAACACTGATAAGAGAGTAGTTAACTACGTTTACTTAGAGTTAGCTAGAAAAAATGGTAAGTCAGCATTTATAGCTGCAATTTGTCTTTATATGTTAATAGCAGATGGAGAAAACGGAAGCGAAGTAGAAATGGTTGCTAATTCTGCCAAACAAGCTAAGATATGTTTTACGATGTCAAGTAATTATCTATCTTCTATTGACAAGAAAGGGAAATATTTCAAAAGATATAGAGATTCAATTAAATTTGATAAAACCAAGTCTATTCTACAGATTCTTTCGAGTGATGCAAGTGGAAATGACGGTTATAACAGTTATTGTTTCGTCTTAGATGAATGCCACGAACAACCCGACAGTAGATTATGGGATGTTATGTGTTCTAGCCAAGGTATGAGGGAAAATAGTTTGGGAATTATTATAACCACAGCTGGCTTTAATCTATTTGGGTTCTGTTATGGATATAGAAAAGTATGTAGTGAGATATTAAGTGGATTAAAAGAAGATGATTCACAGTTTATAGCCATCTATACACTCGATGAAGAGGATGATTGGGAAGATAAAGAAAATTGGATAAAGGCTAATCCCTCTTTAGGGCAAACAGTTAGTGAATCTTATTTAGAGCAACAGATAAAAAAAGCAAAAAACAATCCTTCTTTAGAAGTAGGTATAAGAACAAAGAACTTCAATCAATGGGTTAGTAGTTCTGATATATGGATTTCCAATGACTTACTTTTAGAAAGTTCAAAGAAGATAAACTTAGAAGATTATAAGGACAAAACAGCCTATGTAGGGGTTGACCTTGCAGCAGTAAGCGATTTAACAGCAGTTAGTCTTATGATACCGATAGATGGAAAATTCTATTTTTGGACAAAGTATTATTTACCACAGTCGGCATTATTTGATAACTCGAATAGCGAATTATATAAAGATTGGAAAAGAAAAGGTTATCTTACAATTACTGATGGAAACGTTACGGACTATGATTATCTACTATCAGATATATTGAAGATGAATAATATAGTTTACATAGATAAGATAGCTTATGATGCTTACAATGCTACACAATGGGCAATAAATGCCACAGCACAAGGATTACCACTAGAACCTTATTCACAAGCCTTATGGAATTTTAACAAGCCTACAAAGGAATTAGAAAGACTTATCAAAAGTGGTAAAGTTGTGATTGATGATAACCCAATTACTCGATGGTGTTTTAGTAATGTAGTCTTGAAAAGGGATTTTAATGAAAATATCAAGCCTACGAAGGGAGAAAATCAGCAAAAAATAGATGGTGTTATCTCAATGATAGAGGCGCTTGGAGTTTATCTCCAATCTCCTTTATATAACAATGAAATTTTTGTGGTATAAGAAGATTTTTTAAGTTTAGAAAATATTTATAAATATAAGGGAGAAATTAGATGAAAATTTTTGGACTAAATTTTGAAATTAGAAGAAGTAAAGAGGAAAAGAGAGAATTAGAATACATTAGTTGTAATTCGCAGTCTTTACCTTTTTCAACTGTTTACAACAAATATTCATCAAGAAATATTAGTGCAGTCTTTAGAGCAACTGAGTTAATTAGTGATTCTATTGCCATTCTTCCAATCAAAATAAAAGTAAAGAACCAAAACCATAAAGAGGAATTAGAAAATCACTCTTTGAATTTAGTTTTTGAAAATAAGTATGGACTTATGACAAGATATAACTTTATCAAACTACTTATTCAAAGTGTTATACTAAGAGGAAATGGTTTTGCTTATATTGATAGGGCAGATGATGGAACTGTTAAGGCTTTAAGGTATCTTGAAAGTGATGAAGTAAATATCTTTTATAAGAAAGGAAAAGAAGTAAATCTGTACTACACTTCACCATACATTAAGGGAAGAATAGAGCCTATTAATATGATTCATTTGGTGAAGAATAGTGATGATGGTGTAAATGGTATATCTTTACTTTCTTATGCAAGTAGAAGTATTAACTTAGCAAATTCAACTGAGAATAGTGCAAATAATTTCTATGAAAGTGGATGTAATCTTAGTGGTGTTCTAACAGTACAAGGTCAGTTAACAGATAAACAGAAAAACGACATAAGAACGAGTTGGAATAGTGCTTACACAAATGGTGGAAGTGGTTTAGCTATCCTACAAGGAAATATGGAATATAAACCTATTCAACTTTCGGCTAGTGATTCTCAACTTTTGGAAAGTAGAAGTTATAATGTTCAAGATATAGCAAGATTCTTTGGCATTAATCCCGTTCTATTGGGTGATTTATCTCACTCTTCTTACTCTACATTGGAAGCAGCACAGCAAGAGTTTTTGCTACATACATTACAGCCGTATATAGTAATGGTAGAAGAAGAGTTTACAAGAAAGCTAACTAAACCAAGTGAAAGAAACATTGAAATTAATTTGGATGAAACAGCTATCTTAAAGACAAATAAGGATGCATTAGCAAACTACTATGCTACTCTACTTCAGAATGGAATTTTATGTCCTAACGAAATTAGAAAAGAATTAGGACTATCACCTATTGAAGGTGGGGACGTTCATATTTTGCCATTCACTAAGGTTGAAGATAATATTATTGGTGGGAAGAATACGTAAATCAAAATACTATAAATAATGATGGAAAATGAAATTAGAAGCATTAACGGTGAGTTTATCGCTGATGAATCCAAAATGGTGATTGGAAAAGCTATCTGTTTTGAAAGTCCATCTAATGATATGGGTTTCATTGAAACTATTAAGAGGGGAGCAATTAGTCAAGAATTACTTGATAATTCTGATGTCTTTGCAAGAATGAACCATTCAGATGATTATGTTCTCGCAAGAAGTAAGAAAGGTAAAGGCTCACTTACTCTGGAGTTAAGGGATGATGGTGTTTACTACTCATTTCAAATACCTAACACAGAGAAAGGTAATGAACTCTTGGAACACATTAGAAGAGGGGAAATCTCAACATCCTCTTTCGCTTTCAGAGTAGCAGATGAACCTAATGCAGAAAGATGGTATAAAACAGAAGATGGTGTTATTCATAGGGATATTAATAAGATTGGTTATCTAGCTGATATTTCACCAGTATTTAGTGAAGCATATTCCGAAACTTATTGTAGCCTTAGAGGGGAAGATATGGTTAAGACTTCACAAGAGATTGATTCGAAGATGGACTTACTGAGAAAGGAATTAGAAGAACTATGAGAAACAGTTTGATTATTAAAGATGAAAAGAACCAACTTAAAGAAAGAAACATAGCGATTCTTGACAAATGTAAGTTGGAAATTAGAGATTTCAATGAGGATGAAAAAAGAGAATACGATTCCAACATTGAGAAAATTAACGAACTTAATGAGGAACTTAGAAAACTGAACGAGTCCCTCAACAAAGATGAAAACGAAAATAAATCTAACATTAATTTAAACAAAATGGAAACTAAGAAGAGTGAATTTAGACTTTTGAAGGCAATTAATGATATTGTCAACAACAGAAATCTTGACGATACAGCAAATGCAGTAGTAAGAGCTGGTATCGAAGAAATGAGAAACAGTGGACTTTCTTTTGGAGGTCAGATTCAGTTGCCAACTGAAGAGAGAGCAGCTATCACAGTATCAACAGAACACGATGATGTAGTAGCTACTGATGTTTACAACGTACTCGAACCACTTCGAGCAAAGAATGTACTCGCAGCAGCTGGTGCTAAGTTCTTAACTGGTTTGGTGGGTGATGTTGACTAACTTACTGGAATGCTGAGCATCTTAATTCAGAAATGAGTTAATCACACAAGCAGTTGTGTGAACCCTAATAAATATAACTACTTAAATTGCAAGAATACCCTAAAGCCTTTTATACCACAACAAAATCTGAGAAGGTAAGTGTGATGGTCGCGAAAGCAGAAAAAAATAAAAGGATGGTGCAAGGTTAAATCCTAAACACTGTTTTATAATGGGCAATTTGCAGCCAAGCATCTTTTTAGTGAAAAAGATGAAGGTTCAGAGACTATCCCATTACGGGAGTACGTAGAAAGTTCTACGGAAAGAGGTAGCATCCTTAAAGGATGATAACATAGTCCAAACACTTATGAAAGTGAGTGCAGTTCTCTGAACTGGTTTATAATTAACGACTATAAATAAATGATATTCTTATGGAAAAGGGAGGAATTTATAAATGGACAAGCCCAAGTGGAAAATCTTATATTGGGCAAGCAATAAATTTAAAGAAAAGATGGAGGGAATTTAGAAAACCCTCAACAACACCTTATACTGGAAAAGGTTCTGCTATTGATAATGCAAGAAGAAAATACCCAGATTACGATAATCAGTGGAAATATGAAGTTCTCGAATACTGTAAAGAAGAAGAACTTGATGCGAGAGAAACTTACTATATTGATTATTATGACACCTATAATAGTGGTTATAATGCTACAAGAGGTGGTGATGGGACAAAAGGCAGAATTATGGAGGAATGGCAAAGAGAAATCTGTAAAAATACCGCTAAACACACGTGGGAGCAAGGCAAAGGAAAATCTTGGCTTAGTACAGAAGAAGGTGCAGAATGGCTTAGAAATCATAAATACCTAAGAACTGATGCTATAAAAGAAAAAATCAGTAATGGTTTAAAAGATTACTATAAAGACCACAATAATTCAAGAGCCAAAAAATGTAAGGTGATGGACTTAGAAGGAAATTTTATTGCTGAATATGACTCTATCAATAAAGCTGCAAAAGCTTATGGTGTTGACCAATCAACTATTGTTAGAGCAATACAAAATAATAAACCTTGTAAAGGTTTCCTATTTTCAAAGGAATAAAGTCAAGTTCCAGTAATGAGCGCAAGCAACGTAACTTGGGAAGGTGAAACAGCCGCAGCTGGTGATGGTGCTGGTGCATTTACTTCAGTAAAACTTACTCCAAAGAGACTTACTGCTTATATTGATGTATCTAAGCAGTTCTTAGTACAGACTTCTGAGAGTGCAGAAAGAGTTATTCGTGAAGATATTGTAAATGCTATTAACACTAAACTTGAATCAACTATTCTTGGTTCTGCTAATGGTAGTGCTACTCAGCCAGCTGGTATCTTCTATTCCGCTACTGCATTAGGTTCAATTGCAGACTTCGGTGATATTTGCGACTTAGAAGCAGATGTTGAAGATGCTAACGTTCTTGGTGAGTGCAAGTATATTATGTCTAACAAGGCAAAGGCAGCACTTAGAGGAATGTTGAAGGGTACTAACAACACTGGTATGGTATTTGAAAACGGTTCAGTAGATGGTACTCCAGCATTCAATACGTCTAATGTAGGTGGTAAGAATATCGCTTATGGTGATTGGAGTAATCTTGCTATTGGTCAATGGGGGGCTATCGACCTCACACTCGACCCATATACACAAGCAGCTAATGGTAAGGTAAGACTTATCATCAATGCATTCTTCGATGCTAAGGTACTTCGTACTGGTGCTATTAAAGTTGCTACAGTAGCCTAATAAGAAATAAAAAATATGGTTGATTATGTACGTAGAATTAGCACAAATTAAACGACATTTGAACATCAATTCGGAATTTACTGAAGATGATGATTACTTACTCACTTTAGCAGATGTTGCAGAAAAAGCCGTAGAGAAACATATCAACCAAAGATTAAGTTCAGTGTGTGAAGAAAATGGTGGAGATTTACCTTCACCACTTCTTCACGCCATCTTACTATTTATTGGAAACTTATATCTTTCGAGAGAATCTATTTCTTATTCGAGTGTAACGGAAGTTCCAATGTCTTACAATTACCTACTCGATTTATACAAAAATTATAATAACGAAAACTTAGATGTGTAATGAATGCTGGAATACTAAATGAAATCATTGAAATCTACGAACCAAACATAACTATTGATGAATTTGGTAATCAGCATACAGACTACATTAAGAAGTATGAAACGAGAGCCTCTGTAAGTCATAGAAGCGGAAGTAGAGAAACCACAAATGATGAAGTTATCTATGTATATTCAAAGACTTTTAAAGTTAGAATGTACGTACCTATCGAAGAATTTGATTGGATTAAATATAATGGAAAGTTTTGGAGAATTCAACAGATAGAAAAAGATAAACCTAAACAGCAATTAACTATAGAAACGGAACTAGTAAATGATTGAAACTAATGCTACAAAAGTCTATAATCAATTCTTAGAACTATCCTCAAGGGAAATGAAGAAGAGTCTTTCAAGTGGACTTAGAAAAGCACTCACTGCTGTTAAGAAAGAGGGAGTTGTCAATCTTAATTCTGTTATTAGAAATGCTAATAAGAAGAATCCTAAATACAATGATACCTTACAAAGTGGAGTAAGATTAACAAGAATTTGGGAAAATCAAGATGGCGCAATTGTAGGAAAGGTTCTCAATACATCAAATAGAAAAAGTGGTAGTGGCTCATTTCGTTTGCCTATCCTTGAAAGTGGTTCTTATAAAGTAGGAGAAAGATTTGCAAAGACATATAAAGGAGTACCCTTAAAGAAGAAAAGAAGCACGGGAGTTTTGCAAGGGAAATTCTACTTTAAGAAAACAATGAATGAGATGGAATCTTACTATCAAAGTACGATGAATAAAGCTATAGAAGATGCAGTAAATAAAATTAATAGAGGATAAGTATGACAAATTCAATTTTGATTGGTAAAGCTATCTACAATGTCTTAATGGAGGATGAAACTATTCAGAGATACGTAAGTGGTAGGGTTTTCCCACTTGTTGCTGAACAGTCAACTAATTACCCTTTCATAGTTTATTGGAGAAATGGTGTTCAGAGTGTGAATTACACAAAGGATGGTTATGGTGAAGATTCAGTAGATTTTACAGTATTGGCAGTTTCAGATAAATACCAAGTTTCCGTATTGATAGCTAACCTAATTAGGATGGTTCTAGAAAAGAGAAGGATTATAAGTGAAGATATGCTTATTACCAACGTAAGATTAGTTGGGATAGATGAAAGTTGGAGTGATAATGCTTACATTCAAACTCTTAACTTTCAATGTACGGTAAATTCAAAATAATTAAATAAATACTATAATAAATATGGCACAATATACACCACAGAGTATTGTAAAAGGTGATGACCTAATGTTATTTGATGCACAAGGTCATTCTATCGCTTATGCAACAGCACATACGCTCACAATTAATGGTGATACTACAGACACTAGTTCAAAAGACCATAGTTTGTATGGAGCAAGTGAAGTAAATAAGATTACTTGGGAGATTACTTCAGAGAATCTTTATACAGATAATGCTTATGATACTTTGTTTACTTCAATGATGACGAGAGAAGCAATTACTGTTTTCTTCGGTCATAAGACAGAGAATGACCCAACCAAGACAGTAGCAGATGGAGATTACGAATATTGGACTAAAACAACTACTGGTTGCTACACTGGTAAGGCTTTTATTACATCTCTTGTAGCAAATGCCAACACTGGTGAAAATGCAACTTTCAGTATCACATTAACTGGTAATGGTAAAATTACTAAAGTAACGGTATAATAATTACATAGTAATTTTAGATAAAGGCTATTAAAAGCCTAAGGGAGGCAATAGTCAAAAAACTATTTCCTCCCACTTTTATTTTAATGAACTTAATTATTTGATTGGATATGAAACTTAATATAAAAGGAAACGAGATAACTTTGAAGTATTCTTTTCGTTCAATGATGATATATGAAAAGATTGTTGGAGAATCATTTCAGCCTACTGGAGTAACGGAAGTGATAGTTTATCTATACTCTACGATACTAGCTTCAAAGAAAGGAATAGACCTATCATTTGATGATTTTGTAGATTGGTTAGACGATAATCCAAATGCTATAAATGAGTTTAATGAATGGCTATTATCTATAATGGATAAGAATGGTTATATCAACCAGAGAAATGAGAATGGGGAGGTCATAGACCCAAAAAAAGTCTAATATTCCATAAGTTCTTTAGGGTACTATGCTTTGAATTTAAGGTAGTATCAGTACCCTATTTTATGGATGAAATGGAAGAGTATGAGTTATATGAGATAATCAATAATCTTCGATATTTAGAAAGGAATGATTGGGAGAGAACAAGACTTAGTATTTACTCCAATGTTCAGATGAATACTAAGAAAAAGATAACCCCAAAAGACATACTAACTTTTCCTTGGGAAACAGAACCTAAAGAAGAAGATAGTAAGGAGATTTCAAAAGAAGATATTGAACGATTAAAAGAAAAATCTAAACTAATATCGGAGAAAATAAATGGCAAGTAAATATACAATTCGTGGTGTGGCAGATATGTCTCAGCACGATGAACAACTACAAAGGAGTGCGGCTGAAGTTTACAAATATGAGAGAAATGTAAAATCAGCTAGTGGTCAACTTAACCAATTTTCTGATGCAGCAAGAAATGTAGCTAGTGGGGTTAGTTCACTCAATGATGGCTTTGCCATTATGAATAATTCAACAGCACCACTTAAATTAAAGTTAAGGGAATTAACTAATATTCTTGCGGATTTGGAATTAGAAGGTAGGGCTAACACAGAAGAATTTACTCAATTAGCAGAGTATGCTGGTTCACTTAGTGATGCTATAGGAGATGCAAGAGCAGCTGTTAGTGGTTATGCAGATGATGCTTTATCAATTAATGCAGCTACTGAAGCAATGGGAACATTAGCGAGTGTTGGTAGTGTAGCTACTGGTGTAATGGGAATGCTTGGTGTTGAGAATGACAACTTACAAAGGACTCTTGTAAAGGTACAAAGTGCAATGGCAGTTGCTAATGGTATTCAACAGATAGCTAATAATCTTAATGCAGACTCTGCTTTAATGTTGAGATTAAGGTCAGTTTGGAATGATGTAGTAGCGGCAAGTACAGCAAGAAATAGTGTTGCTACTGGTGTAAATACAGTAGCCACTAATGCAAATACTGTAGCAACAAGGGCTTGGAATGTAGCCAAAGCAATTTCAAAGGCATTATTCGGAGATTTAACTGGTTTAATTCTTGTAGGTGCAGCGGCACTCGCTACTTACTCATTAGCTACAGATAATGCAAAGGAAAGTGAAGAAGAACAGAATAGAGCGCTCGAAGAAGCAAAGAGAAAGATAGACGAACAAAGAGAAGCCTACGTTAATGCTACAGCACAGTACAACAATACAGCAAGCAGAATAGACCATCTAAGGTCAGCCTATATAAATACCAATTCTGAATTAAAAAAGACAGCTATTATACAAGAAGCTACAGCCGAATTTAAGAAGTTAGGTATATCAGTAAATAGTACAGCAGAGGCACAAGATATATTAGTTAACAAAGGACAGTATGTTATTGAATTACTAAGACTACAAGGAAATGCAGCAGCACTCGCAGCAATAAGAATGGAGGCTTACAAGAAATCCTTTAATATGCTTCTTGAAAATGGTTATGATACTACAGCGGCATCTATTCTTGCTGGAAGTAATAGTGAAGTTCAAAACATAGATAAGAGATTAGATGAATTATATAATAAAGCCTCTGAACTTAAAGGAAAACTGAATATAGGTACTAATAAAACATCTTCTTCATCTACATCAAAGAGTGGTAGTTCTACTACTTCAAAAGAGAATAAACCTATTGATATAGATAAATTCCTTGATAGGAAAGAAAAGTATGGTGAGATTGAAATCCAACCAGCTGTTTCTTTAAAGTATGAAGCAATTGATTTAAAGAGTGATGAGTTTACTAAGGCACTAGAGGAACAATTACAACTTACCCAAAAGGAGATTGATGAGAGAAAACTAAAAATCAATATAGACCCCGAAGTAGTAGCTAATGTTGGAGAAGTAGCGGATAAATTAGGTTCTGCTTTTGCATCTATTGGTGAAAATCTTAAAGTACCAGCATTTAACGTAATGGGTACTATTGGACAATCTATAGCAAATGTAGCATTAGGTTATTCACAAGCTACCACACAAGCGGCAGAATTGGGACCTTGGGCTTGGATTACTTTTGCAGTAGCGGGACTTGCTCAAATGGTATCAATGATAGCTTCTATTAAGAAGGCTACTAAGGGTGCTACAGCTGGTTATGCTAGTGGTGGTATAGTTGGAGGCACTACTACTATTGGGGACTACAATATTGCAAGAGTCAATAAGGGTGAAATGATTCTGAATTCTCGTGAACAATCACGCTTATTTAATATCCTTAATGGTAATGGTGGGTACAGTGGAAACTTAGATAGTAGTACCGTTCAGTTCAAGATTAATGGAAACGATTTAGTAGGAGTTCTAAATAATTTTAATAAGAAAAGAAGTAAGGTGATGTAATATGTATTATTGGGGATTTTTTAGAAACTTAGACTTTTCAAATGATGAAAATGGTCAATTATACAAGGTTGTTATTATCACCAATTGGAAGAATAATGAATTAACTGTAGGTGAGGAATTGTTATTTACGGATTCCCCATTTACAGTTGAATATTCAACAGAAGATGATATTTATAAACCTTATAAATGTAGTACAGCCACTATTGGTTTATTACAGAGAGATATAAATTATAACTTTAATAGTGCCACAAACAATAACGTACTTGTTAAACTATTAAAGTATAAGAATGATGAAACACAAGATAACCTATCGCTACGGACTTCTGATGATACACACTTTACAGTTGAATGGATAGGATTTGCAACACCAAATGCTTACAGTCAATCTTATGAATCTTATTATGATGAATTTGATTTGGAATGTCAAGATGCATTATCTACACTTCAATATTATAAGTATGAAACAATGCTATCTTCTGCTACTGTATGTTCATTCGCTGATATAATTAAAAAGTGGTGTAAATATCTGAAAACCTACAAACACATCTATATAACGGATGCAGTAGTAATTCCAACAGTAGATTTCCAAGACCCTCTTCATAGTCTATATGTAGATGAAAGAAATTTCTTTGATGAAGATGGTGAACCAATGACAGTGTTAAATGTGATAGAACACATTTGTACTTATCTTTCGATTACTTGTGTACCTTTTGGTGATAGTCTTTATTTTATATCCTACCCATCAATTAAGAACGGACATAACTATAATGATTACTATGAAATATACTACATCAACGATGATTTCGTACTGAGACAGTCAAAGATAACTCTTGAACATACACACGAAATCTTAGGAGATGATTTTGCATCAAATGGTACTAATCTTACCTTATTACCTACCTATAATAAGTTAACGGTGAAAGATGATTTCTACCCTTATACTAGAATCATTTCAAACTTAGAAGAAACTGATAATTGGGAGCAACCATTAGTTCTTGATGACGTTGGTTTTCATCCTTATGATTATGGTGCAACAGTGGTAGAGTCAACACAAAACGTAACTGTAATTAATGTTGAATTAGATGATAAGAAGTATATCTATTTCATAAGATATAGAAATTATGTGAATGATACTACAGAAACATTTAATACATCTTACATCTATACACATTGGTATTCACCAGACCTTTATGGTACAACTTATATATTAGAACCACAATTAGATAACATTGATAGTTATATTATCGATGGTAAAAGATGGAATTACTTTACACAGCAAAACTATATTGGAGCATCCTTTGTTCAGTATCAAGTAAGTGAAGTTGAAGATTTTAATGATAAGATTAATAGCATTAATTTCAGTAATTGTATCGCTATTTCAATACCGTATAATTATACGAATATTAATGCAAGACTAGGTGATTTCCAACCTTACACAAATGGATGTCAACCCGTAGTAGTATGGCAGTCAAATCACATAGTTTTGGGAAGTGATAATTACTTTGTTATAAGTGGAAAATTTGATTTCTTAAAGAATAACCAATTAATGCCATTGAGTGATGAAGATTCTTTCAAAATGAATCCTAAGTTAGACTTTCAATGGGCGAGCCTAAGATGTGGTGGTTTATGGTGGAATGGTGAAGAATGGGTTGAATCAGCAAGAGTTGTTAAGTTCAAATTACCACTGAAATTTGAGAAAGATAAGAAAGCCTTTGGAATTGATATTCCGATAGTCAACAATATTTCTTGGGATATGCACCTAAACACAGAAGGTTATGCTATTCCTTCTCCTTATACAGACAGTGTAAGAGTATGTAATGCCAAATTTACCTTATATAGACCTTTTGGTGTTTATAGTCCAAGAGAGGTGATTCCAGAGAACGGTGTTTTAAATAGGAATACATTAACAAAATTAGTTTTACTGAAGGATTTTGATATAAAAGTAGCTACAAAGAATCCAAATGAAATCATAGATGCAGATGATGATACTGATACAGAATATGTGAATGTTATTTCAAGTGGTGCAGTAGAAGATAAGGATGATATAGAATTAAAACTTACTACTTGGGACAGTAAATGTACTAACTACAGTAGTATCTTATATAATCCATTGTTTCACGAAAATGGCTATAGTATCTTCCAAAACCCTAATGCTTATAATGAGGCTTTTCAAAGACTTAATGTTTTCTTTGGTAAAGCGAATGCATCATCATTTGGTACAGCAGAAGAACATATCATAGCCAACAATATCAAACAATGGGCAACACCAACGACACAAGTAGAATTAAATCTACATAATTCGTTAAATATAAAACCTTATAGTAAATTAATCTATCATTTCTTCGATGACAAGATATTTATAGTAAATGGAATGAGTGTTGATTACAGAGGAAATGTAGTAAACCTTAAAATAACTGAGATAAAATGATAAAGCAAAATAAACAAAGAAATTACAGAAGAAACGGTGATATAATTTATCATCAAAATTTCCCAAAGAAAAACACAACATCGATTATCTATCAGTTAGATGAAACTGCACTAACAGCATCTTCATTTGTCCTTAATGAAAGTGATGGTAATTTATACTATAATGACAATATAGAGCAAACACAAGAATATACCAGAGGCACACTTACTGTTAATGTTGTGCCTTATAGGTATATTTGGATTGATGTAATTGGAGAAATGATGTTGTATGCAGATTGTCCAAATGTTATTGAGGATGATTTCTTTGAATTAAATGAAACTGATGGACACTTTTACATCAATGCATATACTAGAATAGACTCTGATGAAATTTTATAATAACAAAATAATATGAGTACGCAAATAAATATAGGGCGCATTCTTCCAATATTCAAAGGTGAATGGGACAGCGCAACAACATATACTAAATTAGATGTAGTGTATCAAGGCGGTAGTAGTTGGGTAGCACTAAGAGCAAATACTAATGTAGAACCAAGTGAAACTAACGATAGTGATTGGTTAATGGTAGCGGCAAAAGGTTCTTGGGATAACTTTACAGAAGAAGAAAGAGAAGATTTAATTGAATCATTAATCCCCTATGTGGATGAGATTTCAATAGTGGAAGGAACTAATACTTATAATGACTTTTAAATTATGGATAAGATTCGCATTGGAAAAGATATAAGGATAAATTGGAAGATAACAACAGATGATGAAAGCGTTATTCTTTCAGAAGATAACCTAACGTTAGAAATGACAGTACCATCAAAGTGTGTGGCTATTCTTCCATTTACCTTTAATGATAATATATTATCAGCTACATTTTATGGTATTGACCAAACACAACTTGGTAATTATTGGTTAACCGTTTGGTATAAAAGAAATGAAGTTGGTCAATCAGCATTAGATAAGGTATTAGCGTTTCAACTTGTAAGAAGTACAGAAGAAGAAGAAACCCATAACGATGATAGTATTGCCTATGCTGAAGTAAGTCTAAGTGGCACACTTGAAATTAATGGAGGTGGTGGTTCTACTGATACTTATACAAAAGAAGCAATAGATGATATAGTATCAGAAATAAATGAAGATATAGATGGTGTATCAACCAATCTTTCAACACATACCAATAACACTACTGTTCACGTATCAACAGAAGATAAAGCAAATTGGAATAGTAAACAAGATGCTTTGGATTTTGAATTTGAATCAATGACTCAATCAGAATACGATGCTTTGACTACTAAAGATAATAATACATTATACTTTATTACACAATGATTGCATTAGGAAATACACAAATAGGTAAAATATATCTTGGAGATAATGAAGTAAGGAGAGTGTATAAAGGTGATAATATTATATTTGATTCTAAACCTTATGATGCTGAAATTGAGTATTTGGAATCAGATGGTAATCAATGGATTGATACTTTGTTATATGGTGATGAAAATACAGAAGTTCAAATAGATTTTATTCCGTACGAAAATAATAAATCTATTGGTTTTAGTAGGGGTAATAATACTAATGATATAAACTTATATATTACAAATGGTGGGAATCAAAGATTTGGGACAAGGTCAGTTCTTGTTAAATACACAGTAGGCAATAGATATAATGTTATACTAAGAAATACGAAACTTTTTGTTAATGAAGAAGAATATACATTCACTGCTTCACCGTCATTTATTACACCAACAACATTACATATATTTAAATCAAATACTTACATAAAGGCAAGAGTATTTGCTACAAAGATTTTAAAAAATAATATAGTAGTTTTTGATGGAATACCCGTAAGAGTAGGTCAAGTTGGTTATATGTATGACAAAATAAGTGGTCAACTATTTGGAAATAGTGGAACGGGGAATTTTATATTAGGAAATGATATTTAATTAAAAAAGCAAGCAATATGGCAAAAGATATAACAATAAAAAACCCACAAGGGACAGTAATCTACTATCCAAAGACTGTAAGTGATTTGGTATATAATAACGCTAATGGCAAAACTGTAAAAGAGGAATTGGATGAAAAAATCCCAATATATAAACAAACAGAAGTAATTGAACCATTGTCGGCAACCAATACTACTAATGGTAGTTTTATAAAATGGGATGGCGGTTCTTATGAGGGTGGCGTAACGACTAAATGGCAGATAAATGAATATGCTGTAGAAGGTTCAGAGAGATACTTAATTACGGGTAAAAATGGAACGGGTGTACTAGGTTGTTTGGCAGCTTGGTATAATGGTAGTACATTTATTTCACCCGCACTTTTTCCTAATAGTGTTAATGAAAATAGGGGTAAAACATTTACTGATATTGAAGTATTAGCACCTTCAAATGCAACAAAATTAGCAATAAATAATGGAGGTAATGATACAGCAACAATTGCAGCTAAACATATATATATGGAAAGTAGCACTACTTCTTATATTGATACCTTGGATTCAATACCTACTTTGACTGATGATGTAGAAGAAGCAAAAGATGATATTACAGAGATTGAAAATTCAATATATACTGAAGTAGAATCCTATAATGTATTTAAAGGAGATTTTTTTGATGGTTCAAGTTATTTAGGTACTAACGGTGATGTACAACAAGTAGGTTCATATATAGGTAGAATTGCAAGATGTGAAGTTAAGCCGAATACTTTCTATTATATTTATAGGAGTGCAACTAATGACTCTGTAAATATGAGATGTATAGATGCTAATGGAACAAAAGGAAAAGTAATTGCTCCTAATGGTTCTGAATTTAGTAATTACAGAATGCCGAACTATGATGCAAGTGGAACAGCCTATAAAGGACAGATAAAGACAAGAAGCGATACAAAATATATTGATTTCAACTGTTATTTTTCAGCAAATGGAGTTCAACCTACAGACAATAATTGGCAAAAGGTAATGGTGATTGAAGTAGGTAGTGAATATGACCCTAATTTTGTAGAACCACCTTATCAAGAGTATTTTGAACCCTATACAATAAATAGAATAGAATTAGTAGAAGAAGAAGTTGAAGAATTAAAAGTTAAATCACGTAAGACATTAAAGGTATTATGTGTTGGTAATTCTTTCACACAAGACAGCGTTGGTTATTCTCCATTTATAATTAAAGGACTTGTTGGTGATGATATAGACTTAACAATAGGTATAGCTTATTTTGGTGGTGCTGTTCTTGCTCAACATTGTGCAGCACTTACTAATGAAACACAAATATTGGAAAGACCAAATCAAGACCCTATTACATACAATCCATCAAGCGTAACTTATACTTATTATAAATACACAAATGATGATGATGGTTGGACTACTTCGGGAAACCCTACAATTCAATCGATGATAGAAGATGAAGATTGGGATATTATAACATTCCAACAAGGTTCTAACCAAGCAGATTTGGAATACGATTATTACTATAAACCTTTCATTCATAAGATTGAAAAGAAAGTGTTTGAGTTAGTAAGTAAACCCGTAAGATTAGAATGGTTTACTATTCAAGGCAAAGGAACTACAACTACAGATAGATATAACAGATGGAGTGGTGTAAGTCAAAATTCACAAACACTTATAAACACTACAAGTTTTGACCTTTTATCTGCATTTGGTACAGCCGTACAAAATTTAAGAACCATTTCATCCATTGAATCTTTAGGAGTAGGTGGTGGATTAACTTACGATGGAGCACACTTACAAGAAGGTTTGGGTTGCCTTACAGCAGCATACACACATACTATTACTTGGTTAAGAGTTATTGGATTCGATTATGTTTCAATAATTGGTGAAACAACAAGACCTAATGTTAGTTGGATTGAAGGACATAATATTCCCGGACCAAATTGGGGAACACAAAAAGAAGTTATAGGTATTACAGAAGATAATTGTTTCTTGGCACAAATCGCAGCTATCAATGCAGTAAAGAAACCTTATGATATTACAGATTTGAATGAATACATAAGTTAATATTATAATCAATATGGGTAATGGGAGAGAAGAAATTAAAATACGCTTTAAGTATTGCTGCTTTTGTTTCAGCGGTGGTTATTGGGTTCATAGCCTTATTCATACCACCACAAGGAGTAATTGATGCAAGTGTTCTTTGGTTTACAGCACAGTTATTGGTGTTCGTAAGTGGAATATTGGGATTCAACCTAGATTACGACTTTCAAAAGAAGAGAGCAAAGACTGAAAAGTGAAAAAACGTTAAGAAAATAACGATTTTTGAAATTCATTTGGAAAAATTCTTACACAGTTTGTACCTTTGCAGTCCATTTTCAAAATTACTCAGTATGCCTAGAGGAATTAAGAAACCAACGGAACTGGAGAAGTTCCAAACAGCAGTTGAATCAGTTGATTTGACTAAGATTGAAAATGAAGAAATCAAGAATCAAATCACTAATGTGAGAAAAGTCTTGAGGAAGGTGCAACTGGAGGAGAAGATTAAGAAACTCCAAGAGCAATTGGAAAAACTTTAGTAATTTTTGAGGGAAGCAACCATTTTTGGTTTACTTCCCTCTTTTTTTGTATGGGGGGAGGGGTCAAAGATTCCGAAAGTCGTTTAAACCCCAATGCCACCCTTCTTTTCACACGAGCTAAATTTTAAACTTTTTGAAAAATAGCGGAAATAGGTCGTATTTTTTCCAAAAAAAAGCCTTTTTCCCTTAAATTGCAATCTCGACATTGCAAAATAGGTATTTTATGATAGGGTATTTGTGAAATCGCTATTGGGGAAAAGATTTTTCATCCACCCTATGATACTACTTTACGGATAATGTTGTATATTTGCAACAAAATTAACAACCAAACAACATTGTCATTATGAAAGCTATAGTTTTAGTTCGTGTTTCAACTTTGAAACAGCACCTTGATAAGCAGAGGGAAGAAGTCATTCAGTTGGCTAAGAATGATGGGTTCAAAGAAGAGGATATTATCGTCATTGAAAACAAAGAGTCAGCCATTAAAATTAAGGATGAATCAGAATCTTTGGGATTAACTCAAATGTTTAATCTCATTGAAAATGACCCATCCATTAAGTGTGTGTATGCTTATGAACTATCTCGAATTGGTAGAAAAGAAAAGGTGAATATCACAGTTAAGGATTTTTTGGTGGAGCATAAAGTGAACCTTAAAATCAAAGAACCTTCATTTTCTCTTCTTGAAAGGGATGGTAGTCTGAATACTTCTACTGAACTTGTATTTTCTCTTTTTAATACAATGGCAACACAAGAAATGCGTCTGAAGAAAGTAAGATTAGCGAGAGGAGTAGAAGAAGCAAAAGCAAGGGGAGAAATTGGAAAAGGTAAATGTCTTTTTGGTTATTTTGTTGGTAAAGATAAGAAAATCTATATCAATGAAGAAGAAGGTAAGGTAGTTAGATACATCTTTTCTTCTTACAAGAATGGTATGACCCCACAGAAGATATTCACAGAATGCTATGATAGAGGATGGATGTCAAGAAAAAACAATACGAGAACTGAAACATCTACCATTAATGCAATACTTTCTGAAAAGCAATATATGGGTACAGTTACGGAAAATGGTGTAGTTAGATACCCTCAAATGGTTTCAAAAGAATTATGGGAAGAAGTTGCAGCACTCAGAAAGGCAAATAGAAAGCAGAAAAAGAACACACGAAACATTTATCTTGGTTTGGGTATTATGTCATTCAATGGTAAGAATATGTGTGGTAAGGATATGAAACAGTACACCACTATTGATAAGTCTTTTACCATAAGTTGTCAATTAGCTGAGTATATTCTTTGGAAAGTAGCGAAAGAACTGAAGAATAGGAGTGAAACGATTAATTCAATGGAAAGATTAAGAGAAATTGATGATACTATAACTGAATTGGATGAAAAGATGGATGGATGCCAAAAGCATATTAAAGAACTGATGGAAAGACAGAATAAGGTAGAAGAAATTTATATTATGACCAACAAAAGCAAGAATTGGTTGGAGAAACAATTAGTAAATATTGATAGAGAAATAGATAACGTTCAAAAGCAATTAAATGGATATAGTAATAGAGCCTTTCGATTAAAGGAGTCATTGATTCGTAATCAAGGATTAGACCCATTTGCTTCTATCATTTCTAGTGGTGAATTAGATGTTTTCTATGACACAAGAGAGAAGAGAAAAGACTTAGTACACGAACAAATAGATAAGGTAGTATTTCAGAAAGGTGAAGTTTTCAGAGAAGTTTGGATTGAAAGTAAGAGATTTGGATTATTACCGTACTACTTTGAATACCTTACAAAAGGTGGTAAAGTTATCCTATTTCGCTCGAAAATCAACAGAGAGAATGGTCATAAGATAAGGATTAAAGATAGATATTGTGGTAGGGTATATAAAAAAAGTAAAGGGATAGGCAATTAAGCCTATCCCTTCTTTTATTTTCTTTTGATTATATATCTAC